ATGGATATATTATAAAATACTTAACAGATAGCCAGCGTACACCAGAAATCTGCTTAGAAGCTGTTAAGCAGAATGGATACGCTATAGATTACATACCGGAAAACCAGCGTACACCAGAAATTTGCTTAGAAGCTGTTAAGCAGAATGGATACGCTATAGATTACATACCGGAACACCAGCGTACGCCAGAAATCTGCTTAGAAGCTGTTAAGCAGAATAAACACGCTATAATGTATTAAGGTTAACTGATAATCTGCTGCTAGTATGCAGATTATCGGTTTTCCGCCGATTTTCACTGATTCTTAATCAAGATACTATCACGTTTTGAACGCTTGAAAAAAATTAAAAATTGAAAAAAAAAATAAAAAAGTATTAACAAATCAATAGATATATATTATTATTTAGTTATCATCAGTGGTGATGATAATTTCAAAAAAAAGGAGAAAGAAAATGGAAGAAATTATGAATAAAAAATACAAGGCAATCTATCATAATGATTGGTTGCTGGATGGTAAACAACAGACCCGCCAATATTGGCAGAGGTACGCCAACAAAATGGCCAAAAAAGAAACTGGCCAAACAAAATTTATGTGGCACGGAATAGTCGCATTCATCGAAGATCGAAATGCGTACCGGGTCAGCTTAGCCGGCCAACCCGATAAAGTGTAAATGGTACCAACCCCCGGCAATCAAATGGTTGCCGGGTTTTTTTCTCGCTGATTTTTTCGTCAATAAAAAAATTAAAAATTGAAAAAAAAAATAAAAAAAGTATTAATAATAGATCAACTATATATTATTACTTAATTATCATCAATAATGATGATAAATTCAAAAAAGGAGAAAAATATGAATATGTTAGAAAAACCGTGTACACCAGAAATTTGCTTAGAAGCTGTTAAGCAAGATGGATATGTTATAAAATACTTAACGGAAAACCAGCGTACACCAGAAATTTGCTTAGAAGCTGTTAAGCAGAATGGATATGCTATAAAATACTTAACAAAATCAACGAACACCAGAAATTTACTTAGAAGCTGTTAAGCAGAATGGTTGTGCTATAGATTACATACCGGAAAACCAGCGTACACCAGAAATTTGCTTAGAAGCTGTTAAGCAGAATGGATATGCTATAAAATACTTAACAAATAATCAACGAACACCAGAAATCTACTTAGAAGCTGTTAAGCAGAATGGATGCTCTATAGAATACTTAACAGATAATCAACGAACACCAGAAATCTGCTTAGAAGCTGTTAAGCAGAATGGATGCTCTATAGAACACTTAACAGATAATCAACGAACACCAAAAATCTGCTTAGAAGCTGTTAAGCAGAATGGATGCTCTATAGAATACTTAACAGATAATCAGCGTACACCAGAAATTTGCTTAGAAGCTGTTAAGCAGAATAAACACGCTATAAAATACTTAACAGATAGCCAGCGTACACCAGAAATTTTAGAAGCTGTTAAGTAGAATAAAAACACGCTATAATGTATTAAGGTTAACCGATAATCTGCTGCTAGTATGCAGATTATCGGTTGATAATCTTGAAAGTTATAATTCACAAATATATAAACAAAAACAAAAAAAACTATAAAAATAATTATTAGGAAATATATTTATGTATTCAAAAATTAAAACACTTGAAATTGGAAAAATGGATATTTGTTTTCAAAACATTGATAGCTCAATTAAAACACGAATAAAGCTATCTACGCCTATAGAATACAATGACAAATTTTTCTTGGAAGAAAAATTTATAAATGCTGTAGATGATGACAATACACAATATAAAGTTAAATGTTTCAAAAATAACATATATATTTATAAATCTACGATAGAACTTGTTTGTAAAATATACGTTCCACAAAAAGTTAAATATCTAATAAACAAAGATATTAACACAAAAAAAATCTTTACTTTGGAATACAGAAAACACCTTAAAACAGAATTTTCTTGCGAAAAACATATCTTTCTAGCTTTTAATTATATACCAGAAAATTTTGAAAACCTGATTGAAAAAGCAAGAAATATATGTAAAACATATTCTACTGGTATTTATAATCAACCTATTCTTTGTTGTTATTTTGACAATGAGAATGAACGTCTTTTTTACGGAATAATTAAAGATAACATTCCCGTTGAAAGTGGTTACTTATGCTTACCCCCTAATGTATGGTAACAATCCTATGAACTATGAACTAATATACGTAGTTACTGAAATTATAATAAATGTTTTTTTAATGTTTGTTGAGATATTAAAGATTGCAATATTTTGTTATATTCTTTATATCATGATACATGTAGTAATGCCAATATTAATAATCGGATGTTTTGTTGTTAGTTTTATTATTGTATTGTTCAAAACATTCATGGATATATTCAAAAAAAGCGGTTAAGCATCTGGAAAATACGAATGCTCTGAAACAGAACTGTTAAAAAGCCTGTAATAATTAAAAGATTTATATCGTAGTTCTACTTCTTGTATAACAATATTTCAAACAATTTGTTTATAAAGTTGTACCAACTGTGGTAAACAGCAAATGTTAGTTTTAAAAAAGCAATGAAATATTCTTGTGGTACTGAATTAGACAGAGATATGAATGGAGCAAGAAATGTGTTCTTAAATAACATATCTCTTGCTCTAATAAATTCTTTTATACTGGACGTATATTCCACTATAAACCTCAGTTAACAACTGTTAGCAATTATAAATCATAATTAGGAGATATGATTATATGTGTAAATTTTTTAGTTTTATATCAGATGGCAATTGTAATTTTTTTTATTTTAATTCAATTGATAGAAAAAAATTAGCAGTTGAGAATTTTGAAAATTATAATCAGGATTCTCATAGTTCTATAGTTCACAAATATATAAGTAAAAAATCTAATCATGAAGACAAATACAATAAATATGAGTATTCCTCTGATCAATTTAAAATTAACCAGATAAATACCAAAGATGATTCTATTCAAGCGAAATCTTGGGTAAAATCATTTATTAAAAGCCAAGAATTTACAGAAATCTGTTTAGAGGTCGTTAAACAGAATGGGTATTCTATTTATTATTTACCAAAAAAACAGCGTACACCAGAAATCTGTTTAGAGGCTGTTAAACAGAGTGGAGATTCTATTTATTACTTAACAAAAAAACAGCGTACACCAGAAATCTGTTTAGAGGCTGTTAAACAGAATGGATGTGCTATAAAACATATATCAAAAAACCAGCGTACACCAGAAATCTGTTTAGAAGCTGTTAAACAGAATGGACATGCTATAGAATACTTAACAAAAAACCAGCGTACACTAGAAATCTGTTTAGAGGCTGTTAAACAAAGTGGAGATTCTATTTATTACTTAACAAAAAACCAGCGTACACCAGAAATCTGTTTAGAAGCTGTTAAACAGAATGGATGTGCTATAGAACACTTAACAGAAAACCAGCGTACACCAGAAATCTGCTTAGAAGCTGTTAAACAGAATGTATGTGCTATAAAATACATACCGGAAAACCAGCGTACACCAGAAATCTGTTTAGAAGCTGTTAAACAGAGTGGAAGTGCTATAAAATACATACCGGAAAACCAGCGTACACTAGAAATCTGTTTAGAAGCTGTTAAGCAAGATGGATATGTTATAAAATACTTAACGGAAAACCAGCGTACACTAGAAATCTGTTTAGAAGCTGTTAAGCAGTATGGAAGTGCTATAGAATACTTAACAGAAAACCAGCGTACACCAGAAATTTGCTTAGAAGCTGTTAAGCAATATGGATACGCTATAAAATACATACCGGAAAACCAGCGTACACCAGAAATCTGTTTAGAAGCTGTTAAACAGGATGGATATGCTGTTTATTACTTAACAGAAAACCAGCGTACACCAGAAATCTGTTTAGAAGCTGTTAAACAGGATGGATATGCTATAGAATACTTAACAGAAAACCAGCGTACACCAGAAATCTGTTTAGAAGCTGTTAAGCAGAATGGATGTGCTATAGAACACTTAACAGAAAACCAGCGTACACCAGAAATTTGCTTAGAAGCTGTTAAACAGAATGTATGTGCTATAGAACACTTAACAGAAAACCAGCGTACACCAGAAATCTGTTTAGAAGCTGTTAAACAGAATAAAAATTCTATAAAACATTTAACAAATGAACAAAAGAATATGTGAATTACTCCTGCCCAAAGGCAGAGGATTTCTTGCGAAAACAGGTTAAAATAATTAAAGCCCGTGGAAAAATATCCACGGGCTATTTTTTTTCCAATTTTATAAATTATCTAAATCTATTTTATTTATATCAACATCAAGTTCTTCTAATTCTTTTTTTATATCATCTGTGAAATTGTTTTCTATTGATATATCTTCGTTATCATCAACAATTACAGCATCACTTGTGTTTGTTTTCAAAAAGGCATTAACTTTATCCAATACTGATTTTCTAATTTCTTGTAATCCCTCTACATCTTTTTTAACAGATGCTTTATTTTGTTGAGTTGTCTGTTCTTTTATATAAACATTTAACACACTCTCTAATTTGTCTATCTTGTCTAATACTCGCATATTAGCATTATTAATATATTTAAACAGATTCATTGTTTCTTTAACACTTAATTTTTTCATGTAGTCTGCTTCAAATATTTTTGATTCAAGTGTATCAATCCATCGTTTCATTCGTTTTATCAGTTCAATTCTAGCTTCTGTAGCCGCTTTAAGTGTTTCAAAAATGGCATTTTTTCTGATAACCAATAATTTATTATCAATGGCAGCTAATTGTTGTTGATCTTTTTTAATCAAATTTAAATCGTTGTTTGTTATATTTATTAAGCTCATTTTCTATAGCCACCTTTTGTTGTGTTGTTAATGGTAATGATTGAATCAAACTATTATAATACTCAATAAAATCACGATCTATAAAGTAATTTGTTATATAAGTATGTTTTATATATTCATATAGTGATTGTTTTTGTTTTTCTGTTAATTTGCGTTTGTTAATTATCTGCTTTATCTTTAATAAACTGTGTTCTGGTTTTATAGATAAAAATACCTGAACTATTTCTTCTTCAGGTATTTCTTCATTATCAATATTTATACTTTTAATTAACTTTGTTATATAACGCATTCTTTATGAAGTTCAGAAATTCCATACTCACATAGTAACTTAAATAAATCATCTTTATCTATTTCAAGAATTTCTTTCACTTTTTCTTTCACAAGATTTTGTAAGATTTTATCATTTTTAACTAACGACAAATCCATTAGTTTTCTGTTAAGTTCCATTTTTTCACTTGTAAAGGCTAAAATCTTTTCATCTGTCTTATTCAACTTCTTTTTCTGATTCAATCCCTGTCGAATTTCTTCATAGCTACCATATTCGTTTATATATTTAATGGCTGTTTTTTCACCAACACCATCAATACCAGGTATATTATCAGAATTATCACCACACATACATTTCATATCCAAGTAAAATCTTTTATCTATTCCAAAAATTTGCTGAAAATTATTATCTGTAATTTCTATATTCTTATTTGGACTATATACAGATATATTTTTTCCAACTAACTGAGGAAAATCGCCATCTGTTGAATATATTTTTACAAGATGATGATTACAAAGCATGTAACTTAATATTGCTATATAATCATCTGCTTCGTAACCATCACCTTCTAAAACACGTAATTTCATGTTTCTACAAATTTTTATAAATGCTGGAAATACTTTGCCATACATTTCTAATTGTTTTTCTGTTAGAGATGATTTTCTATGGGCTTTGTAATCAGGATATAATGCTAGTCTTTTTTCACTTTTACAAGTATCAAAAGTCATTATCACCTGACTATCTTTCAGAGAACCATTTTTAAGTTGTAAAAACGGTCTAATAACACCTAACATTGATGCAGAAAAATCATCTTCTACATATCCATGATAAAATGTTCTTCTGAAAAAATTATTTCCATCAATTATAGAAACTTTGCTCATCGTTTATTTATTTTCCTCTTTATTTTTCTTTTTTGCAGCTCTACTAGCTGCAAGAGCATCGAGTCTTTTCTTTTTTACTTCTTCACGTCTTTCTGGTGTCATCTTCTGCTTTACTACCGGAATTTTTTTAATAATATCAATAATCATTTTTCTAAGCTGTTTTGCTGACTTTGACATGTTAGAAAGTACTTTTCTTGCTATTTTACCAGATTTTTTCTGTTTGTCATGTGAAAATTTGTACAACTCACCACGTAATACAATCATTGCTTCTTCTAACTGAATCATATAACTTTCAAAATTACTCGACATAATACACTCCTAAAATAAAATATTTTTAATTATATAACAGGTATTATATCCTGTCAAGTATTTTGATTTATTTTATTTATTTTTTTATCCAATTTGCCATACATTTCTTTTAGTTCTTCTTCAAATCTTTTCAATCCTTCAAAATCGTCTATAACTGTTATGCAATGTACATGTTCTGTACTATAGTATCTTTCTTCTTCCATTAATCCGTATGTTGCTATCATTGGTACTTCTTTTCTTGTAGTTTTTGTGACAGTTGTATCTTTTGGTGTCATAGTTTTAATAATTGCACCATTTTTCTTGAAATGTATATATTTTCTCGTAAAAATAACACCGGGATCATCAAATGGTTGAAACGCTTGTACTCCATCTTTAAACGAAATACGAATAATAGGACTTTTTTCTTTTATGACTTTCAAAATCAATGGCAAATTATTCATCGGGAACTCCGATTTATTTCCATTAACAACTGTTACCCAGTTGTTAACTGAGGTTTATACTGGAATATACGTCCAGTATAGAAAAATCTTTCATTTATCAATTCTTATAGTTTCAAAAACAGGATGTCTAAGACTACCAGTTTTTGTTTCTTCCATATAACTTATTTCACAAGTTTTACCTATTAGTTCTTCTTTTTTATCCCAAAATTCTTTTCTTTCATCTTCTGTAAATCCAGAACCACAACGTAGTTCTGAGTTTTTATATTTAAGTATTAAACCACCCAAACTATTTTCAAACTGGGTACCTTTTTCACCTTCAAACATACCAATAATTTTTAAATCTAGTGTATTTTTATCTTTAAATTTTAACCAATAGTTACTTCTTTTTGGTTCATATTTACTAAGAGGATGTTTGATAATAATTCCTTCAGCACCAAGATCAATGTATTTTCTAGCAATAGCAGAAATTAACGGATAATCTTTTTTAACTTTAAAGTATTTTATAAATGAAATACAGTTAGATTTTAATTCTTCTGACATATCGCTCATTATCATTACTCTGTTTTCAAGACTCTTATCAGATATATTAATTAAATCAAATATCTTGTATTTAACAGAGTTTCTTATATAAACAGAATCCATTGTTACATTTTTACGCTGTACAATCCTCATTAACTGTTGAAAGTTATTGCTATATATTTCACCATCTAATTTATTACCTTTAAATAATTTATAATTGGTTAATATATCAGCTTTAATTCTATCTGTTAAGAATGACTGTAGTTCTTTACCATCCCTAGAATAAAAGTTTATTTCTTCTCTATTTTTAACATCACAGATACACCTGATGCCGTCTATTTTTACATTATAGTAACACCAATCTATATCAGAAAAATTGCTTAACCATCTTTTTTCATCTTGCTTAAAAGCAAGCATTACAGGAAAATCTGGTATTAATTCTTCACCAAATGCTTTATTTATTAGCTTTCTGTTTATACCTATATTCAAATCTTTATCAATTACATTCAATATCAAATGTGCTGCTCTTGATGTATATATTCTAAGTTCCGTCATTATAGCTTTTAATTTATCATTTCTACTAGAAAGTTTTTGTAAATTTTCAAAAAATGATAAATCTATTTCATCAATAAAACCATATCCCGGTATCTTTATACAGTTACTAGTTATATTGAAAGTGACACTATTTGAGTAAGCATACCAAAGCAATAATTTTAAACTTTTCTGATCAGGATAATTCCTGAGAAGTTCAATTTTTTTTGTATTTCTCGATTCATTTCTGATTCTTTGTATGAGTTCGACTAACATTTTGTTTCATCTTTAATTTAATTATCTCTTTATTAATCTTATCATATTTTTGACTAAGAAACAAAAGAAATTTTAAATTTTTGAATATCCAGCGTTGAAATTTTAAAAATTCCATAATTGATTTTATTTCATATTTTTCATACATTTTAAAGAAAATTGATGTTGAAAAAGCAAACATAAATGATAAGAACCTTGTGTAATCACAAGCATTCATAAATATAGCTTCATATAATAATGTCATATGCTTTTCATAAAGCATAGGAATTACTATCTTTTTTGATACCCAGTGTTTATAACCTAACCATCTGAGTATTTTATCTTTATCTTGTAATTTCCCTGACAATTGTATTATCTCCACGAAGTTCAAATAAAAAACTTTTATCAGCAGAATCTATCAGTTGTTCTATGTGCGTGACTATTATAAACTGTATTTCCATTTCATTTGAAATATTTTTAAGCCAGTTTATTGCTAGTTCTCGTCTTGTTGAATCTATGTTTTTAAATGGTTCATCTAGGATTAAAACTTGTTCTAGTTTTCCTTTAAATATTCTAAGGTAGCTAATTCTAAGACAAATACTTATTATATCTAATACCCCGCCACCTTTACTATCATCAAGTGGTGTTATAACACCATTTGTTTCTACATAAGGAACGTAATAAAGACCACGTTTATTTTTGTTTGGTATCAGATTAAAAATTATTTCCTTATCTGGAAATACTGCTTTCAACGCCATATTGGCTATACTTTCTATCTTTGTTTTTACAGCAGTTCTTGTGTATTCAGAAAATGAAAACAAAAAGTGTATAGCATTGTCTAATATATCTATAGTTTCTGTTAAAGATTTTAATCTTGATTCTAATACAACTAATTGTTGTTTAAATCCTGATAATTTTATTTTAACTATATTCCATCTATCATTCATTTATGATTTTCTCAACTTCTGATAACTTCTGTTCAAAGTTAATTAATGCCGATTCTATATTCTGTTTTTTATTGTTTATAGTTTCTTCCATTGTTTTAAGAGTATCATCTATCTGATCTGGAGTAATACCAAATTCTTCTTTAAGACGTTTATGAAGCATTTCTTTTTGTGCTTCTGCTTTAGTAAGAACCTGAAGTACATCATCATTTCTCTTTTTCAATTCTTCTGCTTTTTCTTTTAATTCCTGTAAATTACTCATAGTTCACCCATTCTTTCTTTTATATAATTAATTAACTTTTTGTCTGTTTTCATCTTTTCAGCAAATATATCAATTGCATCATTTATAGATTTACTATTTATATCAAGATCAACCAATTCTATCATTTTCTTAACATTATCTATGATACTGGTATCTTGTTTTTCGTCTTGAACTTTTTCTACAAATACATTTTTAACAACATCCAATGTTTCTATTTTAACAACACCATCTTTAAAATATACATAACTTGGAATTCTTTCTATATCACTAGTTATATTCTTTCTTCTAGCCAGTGCACCCGGACTAATAAATGTTGTATTGTCTTTAACTATAATTCCTTGTTGTAAATGATAATCAGCTAATAAAACATAATCAAAATTTGTTTTAAATTCTTCTATCAGATAATGTTCAAATGGTATAGGTTTTTCAACTATTATATGATGTGTCATTAATATATTATACTTCATGTTTTCATTTATAAAATTTTCGAACAATAACGGATTTGTCTCGTTTGGTGCTAAAACTATATTCATATCATCAATACATACAAATGGATTATTATCCGATATTATTACATTTTCAAATGCTATATCTAACATTGTTAATGGACTAGATTTAGGATGACCATCATGACTATGATTACCACGATTTATTATTATTTCAACATCTCGATATAAATTAAATAAATAAAATATATCCATCAATTTATGAATAGAAATTTTTGGCGTATCAAATAAATCACCGCCTATCAATAATGGTATATTTTTAACTTGAGCCAACTTTAAATTTATATCAAGTTTATGTAAAATAGAACTATTATAATCATCTATTCTTGATACTGGTTGTGCTCCATAATGACAATCACAAATATACAAGAATTCATTTTTCTTGTTTGATTTTTTGTTATCTTTCATAAATTTTCCTATTTTATCAAAGTATTCGTACATACTCCCAAATACTTAATCGTTTTTCTTGACGATATAAACATTTATTAATCTCCTATAACAGATGTTAATATATCAATTACTTATTATCAAGCTTTTTGTTGTCTTTTATGTGTTTTATGTGTTTTATTTATTAATTTTAACATCTTTTCTTCATTGTATTTTTCTATAAGAGTACCAAATAATTCAACTATACAATATTTACAAAGAGCAATTACTTTACTATTAGTTAATCTAAAATACCAAACCATTCTTAAGTTATTACATAAACTACATTTATTTGCTTTTAAATCTGGCAATATGTTCATTTTTAAGTACCCTTATACAACTTTCGCAATATTTTTCTTTGGTTATAGGACAAATGCTTTCATCTATAACATTTAACACTTCTTGATTTATTTTATCCATTAATAATTTAATTTTTTTACTGATATTTAATTTTTCTGATATATTATTTTGAAAATTATTAAGATCAGATTGTAATAATATTAATGTTTTTCTTGTATTTATTTTTAATTCTAATTCTTGAATATGAATATTTATATCAAAATTTTGTTTTTCTATTCCATCTAATTTTTTCAAAATTTTTAAATCATTGTTAATTTGAAAAATAGACATGTATTTATTCCCAAAATCAATCAACGATTGAATTGTTTTAATCAATTCGCTATCAAATTTAACAAATTTAATTTTATCAAAAGATGATAAAATAATCAAGGCATTTTTAATTTTTATTAAATTATTTCTTTGACTTTCAATGTTTATTATTTTATCCAATAAAATAATCGTTTTTGTTATTTTTTCAGATATAATTTTAATTAATTGAATATTATCTAAGACAACTTGAAGCTCATTAAACATAGTTTTATATGAACGCAATTTAGAACACTTTTCATCTATTTTATTAACTTCTGATTTTTCAAATTCAATATCTAATATTAAATGTTCACATTCTGTATATAAATCTTGTGTATCTATTATCTTTTTTGAATAATTATCAAAATCTTTTTTAGTAACTTTAAGAGATTCTGATGTTGATAACTTTTCACTATTCATTATTTTTACAAGATTATCTATTTTCTCTGAATCTATAATCAAAGATGAGATCATCTTATTTCTCAGATTATCATAAGAACTACCTATAAAAAAGAAATCATCGTGTTGTTTGGCCAAGTTAATAAATATTTCTTTATCTACAAAATTAATAGGATAAATTCTTATTTGTTCATTTATATAATCTGGTATTTTTGCACCAAATTTTTCATATTTTTCTTCATTAATTTTATAGTAATCAGAAGAAGAATTTATAGGTATTAACTCTCCACAATTTTTACAAACTTGTGTTTCTTTTTGAATCTTTTCTTTACAAACAGGACACTTCTGAAGTATTGTTTTATCAAAGTATCTTGTTATTTCTTTATCATTTATATTCAAAGATATATGGCCAAATTTTTCACCATATTTTAAATAAAATGGGGTTTTTCTTACAACAGAATCAATAGCTCTTATAAAACCAGATTTTCCAGAATCAGACAATCCATTAATTACGTTTATATTTTTATGTAAACATATATTAGTGTTTTTATGCGATTGAAAATTTTCAATATTTATTGAGTTAATCACTGACTATTTGACCGATTTATTTCCATTAACAACTGTTACCCGGTTATTAACTGAGGTTTATACTAGAATATACGTCCAGTATAAAAGAATCTATTAGACCAAGAAATATATTCTTTAAGAACACATTGTCTAAATTTTTATAACAGATGTTAACATATCAATTATTTATTGTTAACATCCTGAATATTTAATAGAATAACATAAGATAAACGATTAGTCAAGCAAAATTATTTCATTTTCATTAAAATTATTTTCATTTAATTGTTTATCATCTAGTTTCTTTTCTAATTGCTGAATCTTTTCCTGATTAATAGTCTTTTGGCTCTTAACAGAAGTAAACCCAACTGGCATCATTTCATCAAATTCTTTTTCAATAAAATCCATTCTTGAAAAGTTTGGTATAATCTGTGTTTTACATTTTGGTATATTTCTCCCTTTAACTATTGATAGACTAAGACGACCATTATAAATAATTCCATTATGTTCAGTGATAAAATCTTCATCTTCTTTAGTACATTCTATTGCTATAATAATATCTGCTTTATTTGCAGCTACCTGCGTTAATGCTCCAGACTCTGAATCTATCTTTTTAACATCTCTACGAATTTGTTGTGCTGAATAAAGTGTTAAGTCATAATCACCCGCTAATTCTTTTAAACCTGAGTAAATTTCTGCCTGTGCTGCTGCTTCAAAATCAGACTTTCCATATAAATTAGACTTCATATCACCAGCATAATCTACTACAACCAAATCAGGTTTAAATGGATTATTTTCTATAATCGAACGAACTTTAGCTATTGTACAATCCGATGGTACCCAATAACATAATAAATCAAAAGGATTATTTATATTATTTATTGTATTTTTCCATTTATCCAATAGTTCTGAACTTTCACTAATACTTCCCATGTGGAATTCTCTATGTTCTATTCTTGTAAGCTTTGAATCCATTCTAAATAACCACTGACTTGCTGACATTTCTATGGTTATAACAATAACTTTTCTACCTTTAAGCCAATTATGAACAGCGGTATGGGCCATAAACATAGATTTACCCATGTTTGTTTTTGCATTGTAAATAATAAAATCACCACCAGACTGCCTACCTATATATTTATCTATATTAATTAGTCCAGTTTCAATAAGACCTAGCTTATCCGGTTGATTCTTAACATCATGAACATGTTGTATTCTTTCATTTAAACTTTCTTTCATACCCATAACACGTTTAATTTGTGTAGGATTCATTTCTTTTGTTACTTTGTCAAGAACATCCTTTATATCAGAAATATTATCATCAAAATTGATATCAAGATTATCAATCTTGGTGCTTATTTTTGCAAGAACTGTTCTTATACAATAATACTTCCTAAGATCACTTACATAGCTTTTAAGATCAGTTATTAAACAGGAATGATTCTTAATATCTTTTAAACATGTTTCTAGCTTTATTATTTCCTTTGGATTTGTCTGTTTGTTATTTTTATAATAAGTCAAAAAAGCACTGAGCGTAATTGTCTGTGTTTTACCAAGAATCTGTGACATTTCTATAAATATTTCACGATGAATAAGATTAGCAAAGTATTCAGATTTTGTACCAAGATTTTCTAGCTCTTTTAAAGCAGAACATCCAAATTTAAACAGCGCAAATAACACAGATAGTTCTGTATCTAAACATTCTGATTTCATATTAAAGATTGACCCCTAGTTGGCTTTTTATTAATACCTTTTGATTTGCTTTCTGAAGATATTTTAATATCTGAAAATACTTCAGCATATTCTGGGTTTTCTTTTATAACTTTCAAAGTAGCACTCTGTTTTCCTTTTAATGAAGTTACAATACATTGTAAGTAATTCTTGTATAAGAAAGCAAATATTTCATCAGAGTAATTCTTAGAAATAGAATCGACAGAACCATCACAACAAATTATGGTTTTAAGATTAGCAGATAATCTATATGACAAAAACTGCATAAACTGAATATGTGAAAATGAACTTTTATCAGTAAGATATTTATTAGTATCTGTAGGAAAATTATCTATTATAAGATACTGAAATTTGTTTAATTCTTCGATCATCTCATTCATAAAATCATAATTGGAAATAGCACGTATGATATCTATACCCTTTATCAATATTGCCGACTTTTCCAACTCTACTAGATATTTCGTTATCTTATTTGATATCAAAGAAGTACATTCTGAATTGTCATCACTTGTAGTCACCAATACGCTACCAGATAAACTTAACTGGTTTAATCGCATTAAGTACTTTATTAATTTGTTAATTCTGTTTTTGTTCTCATCATCAAAAATATCTGACTCTGTTTTATAACCACCTATCAGATAATTGATAGATATTCCAGATTTTATAAATTCTTTGTATTTCAGAAATATCTTTGTGCAATTACAATCAACAAATGTTTGTGGTGATGTTTTTATTATACCTTCCCCATTACATTTATCACACGAAGATTTAAGCTTTTCATAGAAACCCAAGGACAACTTTCTGTAAGCATCTAATAACTTTCCCACAATTTTCCGATTTATTTCCATTAACAACTGTTACTGGTTGTTAACTGAGCTTTATACTGGAATATACGTCCAGTATAAAAGAATCTATTAGACCAAGAGATATATTCTGTAAGAATACATTTCTTGCTCCATTCATATCTCTGTCTACATAAACATCTATTAATCTCTTGTAACAGATGTTAACATATCAATTACTTGCTGTCAACATTAAAATTAACGATTTTTGCTTTTTCCACTTTGTCTTGGATTTGCACAACCACCACGACCCTGATTTTTACGCATTCCACCACCAGAACCATTTTTCTTTGGTACTCCAGCTGTTTTATTATTCTGTTCTGATATATTCTTATCTGTTTCTGTGTTATTCATTGTTTAAAAACTCCTATCATTTAAATATATATTCCTGTGTCATTCCACGGGACAAGCCCTGTGGCTTCTGCTTAGTTTACTAAGCATTCTTTTTCTTACTTCAATGACACAGCTCTAATGAACTATCTCCACAAGCTTAAAATCTGCTGTGCCCCAGCGTACTTAGTCCTATACTTCTAATATTTAGATGCAGTTACAATATATCACTCATTAAAATGATTAAATTTACCAGTTGACCACAAGTAGCCTTCTGATTTTCTACGTCTTGTTAGACCAGCTAATACTCTACCACCACCTTTATTCCAACGCATCAATTGAGCTGGAACTTCGTTATATAAGCCTTTATTTAATAGCTTTAAAAGGGTAGATGATCTTAAAGCACCAATACCAACATTAAATACAAATGATACAAGTGTATCAAATTGATTTTGAGATAAAGGAACTTTAACCAAAGATTTAACCGCCTTTTCAAACGTATTCATATCCTGTCTAAGCAATTCATCTGCTTTTTCTTCTGTAATAATCATTCCTATTTTAATAGGTTTGCCATCAACCAACCCAGTATGGCCATATCCAATTGTAGGTACATTGGCAGGACACAAATAACCTTTAAGATGTTTACCTTCAAAATGTTTAACCAGTTCTAATCCAATATTAGATATCTTCATTTGTGTCACCTAAGTTATTTTTATTCAAATTATTTATTCCGTAGTTCTTATCCATTATATATATTATATCACATAATTTTAAGTAACAATCTGAACATAATTGTTTAAATGTATGTTCTTTATTGTTAAAATCTTTTCTAACAGTGATAAATGGTTTAATTTCTTTACAATATTCACAATAATCCTTAAGACAGTTTTCACAAATTGAAACGGAATTACATCTTGTTAAATGATTTATACTAAATTCTTCTTTACAAAATTCACACCTGTTAAATTTTTTTTCTGCTATTGTTTGTTCTATTCGTTCTGTTTGTTTTATTTCAGAAGTTTTAGATCGAACTTCTTTTGGTTTTTTCATTATATTTTTGTCACTTAATTGGTATCTCTACGCCTAACAATTTACCAATAATCAATATAATTATAACAAACAAGAACTTAACAATATTTGGGTTTAACTTCATTAAAAAAGATTTATTATTAATTGAATCTTTTGGTACAAAATTCTTACAGTTATTCTGAGTATAATGAAAATCATTACCAAGTTTTTCAAGAGTTTGTTTTATTTCATTAAATCCTTGATCTACTTTCTTATCAAGCACGTTTAACAGAACTTTCTGTTCTGCTTGTCTTTCTACTATTTTGACGAATTCTTCATCATCACGAAAATTTTCTTTTGGAAAGCTCATAGATATAACTCAACTTTATTACAGAGTGTTAAATATAATACTTTTACCAACTTTTATTATAGCATAAAATCACTTTCTAAACAAACTCTTTATACAATTTATTTTAGCCAAAACCCATATTTTGAGCGATTCGGTTAACTTTTTAATTATATTACATTTATAGACAATAAAGCATGTATTAACAGGGCCATCCGTTGTAAAATAATCAATAACTTGTTCTCTTGTTAGTGCTTTTGGTTTCAATTCGTAACCCCAATGAAAGTGATACAAATCTATAGTTCTATTAATTTCGCTATTATCTTGAACAGTTGTTATTCCAGCAAACACAACCCAATGTTGCTGTGTTACATTTCGCTTAACTAACATCATTGTTTTATTTGGTACTGCTTCTTTATTAATAAACTGTGTTAATGTTAATTCTTTTTTCCAAAACCCAAGTTTTAATAAAGTATATAATATAGTTAAAAGATTACCATAAATAGGATTTTCAATAACATCAGGAAGTTTTCTAATTCTGTGCATAACTTCATTTACTATATCATAGTTAACTTGTGTACATGTAGCAATTGCAGCGGTTTCACATTCAACTGGCAATTGCATAAGAAACACTTTAGTTTCATCTGGCAAAACAAAGTATTTATTGGCCATATTTTTTTGATAACTCTCTTTCTACAATATCACAAATCAAATGAATAATAAAACATGTATTAACAGGGCCATCTATTGTGACTACTTCCCACGGCTAAAGCGAGAGGTTTTCAATGCTGGAAGACATAGTAATATTGTATTTACCAGTTAGCATAATAAATTTACAATTCATTGAATCAGCAACATTTAGGAAACAAGCTTGCCGCTATTTTCCCAGCTAAGCAGAGTTCTCC